ATGTGGACGTATTCGCGAATTGGCGGCGCTGTATCCCGATCTTGCGCCGCACCTGCTGAACATTGAAAGCAACATTGTTGATCTGCTGATACCGTTTCAGTCCGGTTACTACTACAATCGCGCTATGGGCGGGTCGTTTTCCATCAAGAGCGTGCTTCCGGCGATATTTCCCGATGACCCCGCGCTGGATTACCACAATCTGGAAGGCGTACACAATGGCAGTGAGGCCATGAGTATTTTCCCCAAAATGAAGGATATGCCGCCGGAGGAGCAAGCCAAGGCGCGGCATGACCTTCTAAAATACTGCGAGTTGGATACCTTTGCGATGGTAAAGGTGTGGCAGGCGCTGTGCGAGGCAGCGGAATAAAATATTTAAGGAGGAAAATTGTGATGTGCTGCACTTCTGAAGATGTTAAGCGGGCGGTAGAAGATTTCAAAAAGAACATTGGTAGTGAAAAAGGGGAACATCTCAGTTCTGTGAAATCCGAAGATGCCATTAAATATGCATTTGACAGCGCATATGGCGACGCCAAGCGCACATTGACCGGCATTGGAAATTTTCAAAAGGAAAAAGAAGCTGTCAAATGTAGCATTGTAAAAAAATTGTTTGACTATTTTAACGGTCCTGCTCCAAGTAGGCAAGAAGCATTTGATGAGCGGCACAAGGAGTTGTGTATGCTTTGGTGCGACCAGTTCAAGGAAAGTAGCTACAAAGACCTTGGCACATATGGAAAGGCGCAGAAAATCATCAATATGTCGTTCAAATATCTCTTTTGCTGCGAAGATGCGGAGGAGCACTATGCCCACTTCCAATACTGCCATATGCCGTTGGACTCTTTTACTCTCGAGTGGATTAAGCGTTTTGTTAAGGATGAAAAAAAGAATGCCCTGCGTGTAGGAAAGATCGACTCTTGGAGCAAACTGCAGAACGCCGATACGGAATACTATATCGACACAAATGACAAGGAGTTCTACCCTTATGACCGTTATGTGAAGTGGATTCGCGACTACATCCACGACAGGAAGTGGAGCATCTCCCCGCTGGAGTTGGAATTTATCATATGGCCCATCATGCAGAAGAAATTGGCAGCAGAAGGTTTTTTGATTGGGTTGCAGGAGAATCCCGACCGTAAGGCAAAACAGGAAATTCAGAAAAAATCTCTTGAGGATAATTATAGGGAGATATGTGCCGCCTTGAAAAAGATTGATTGTTGCGATTTCGATATTAGCAGCATCATATTGCAGGCTACTACCGAATAAAATCATTGTTATCCATTCCGAAAAGTTAATCATATGACAGCAAGATAGGAGGCATTTGCGGTTTTTCACTGCAAATGCCTCCTATCTTCGCCGCCTATTTACCTGTCAATCTCCTTACCCTTCACCCCCCAGCCGTCATCCAGATGACACCTGTAATGACGGCTGTTGTCGTATCGGAGCAGCGGCTGGGACGTGATGGCAAAGGCCGCCTGTATCTCCGGCAGCAGGGCTGGCGATACGTGGGGGCTCATGTAGATCACCGGCTGACCCCTGTTGTCCGCGTCCACTCTGCCGCGAGGATAGTAATTGTACGGCTTGCCGCGGGAACCGTGAAGCTGCTCCCACAGCTTTTTGTGGTTGTATGTGACGCCGGATCGGGCGGTGCCCTCGGCGTATACCCCCTCTATAAACGGGTACGCCAGCAGGGCACCGTCGATCACCCAAAACACACCGCGATAAAACTTATCGCCCTCCATTCCTTTAGCAATCCACCTCTATGCGAAAGTCGCTGACAGAATAATTCCCCTGTGTGTTAAAGAACGTGACCAATCCGGAAAGCTCGTAGTGCATTGTGCCGTATTCCTCGCTGGGCATCCAAATATCAAGATTTGCCCGATATACGCCGAAATCCTGCGGCACGACATACCATTCGGTTTCCGCTACTGTGCGCCAAGCATCATCCGGCGGGAAAACATTTCATTATTTTCGCCAAGGGCATGTATCATTTTGTGTGCGCTGTACTGGTGGGAGAAGCAACAAACTCTCATCACCATAGTGAATAGCATTATGCGTATTCAACTTGGTGCATATTACATTCTCCGGATCGAAGACGCATGGACTCTGATTCAACAGGTCTTCATAAGTGATGGGGTTCAGATGATGAATCAATATTGAGCCAAAGATTTCATAACCCGGTACTCCGAGATCGCAACCTTCATCACGAATGGTAATTTCATCTCTGAATCTTAACCACTTGTCTGAATGATAGAACTCTTGGTTCAGCCAGCGCTTAAAACCGAAAGTCTCTTTCCCAACAGAGCCATCGAGTTTCAAATAACAAAACCGTTCTTCAAATGTCGGCAGTGTAATCAACTCTGAATAAGTTTTAATATTCATCGTCATCACCGCCTGCACCTGAATATCTCCTAAACGCTTCAAGAGCCTTGTTGTACAACTCTTTGGCTTCACTATTGGAATTTAGATTCTTGGTCTTCGCTTCGATAAGCTCTTTCTGCTTCTCCAGAATCTCCTTTTCGATTCGTTCCTTACTGGAACCGAGTTTCAAATAATGCGTTATGACCTGAGAAGAAGCAGTTCCGTCTCTGAGCTGCTTTTCAGCACATTGAACCGCCAAAGAAATCATTAAGTTCTCTTGCGCTTCGAGAGATGTCGGTGGTCTCAATGGGCTATTTGAGTCGGAAGAGCTTGCAGCTTTACCTTTGGGCATTAGCACTGCCTCCTCTCTTAAAAATTTGGTGCGGATAACAGGAGTTGAACCTGTACGGAGTTACCTCCAATAAATTCTGAGTCTATTACGTCTGCCAGTTCCGCCATATCCGCATACTTGTGCTGCACTTTCTGTCCAAACTGATACTCTTTTAGATGAGAATAGGTGCAGTATTTGAAAGAACTTACAGAGCTGAATTTCCACCAATCACCGAAAGGAGAAAAGAAACATGAAAGGAGATGTTCACACTTTATGGAAAATGCTTCAACTCTGTAAGCTCGTTCAAATACTGCACCCGAGGGGGTAACCCCCATTCCCAAAATATCCCTCCGGAGATTTTTTTAAGACCGCCGCGATGAGGTAGGGGGTGCGATTTTGGAGACCCCCTCCCCATGCCTTTAAGCCCAGCGGCAGTAGTGCAGATCAAGTGATAATTTGTTTATGCTGACTTCAAGTTCAAATATTTTCAGAAAAGAAAACAAAAATTTTATTCAAAGAGTATTAGACCTCAACCTATAGTTCAAGTCTTATCTGCTTTTGTTGTTTTCGTTCTCTTAACTTTCTTGTAAATGTTCATGAAGTCGTAACGAATGATCTCGTCAATCGCTCTTTCAATCTCTTGATTGTTCTCTTCTTCAGAGAATTGGTCAGAAGTGTGAGCAATTCGATCGAGATAAGCGCAAGTGTTGTAACCCTTTTCTACATCAAACAGGAACCAATCGGAGAACTGTTCAAATGGATTGTAAGGGTTGTCAAATGTGGTAAGGGCACAAGAACCATTCATACCAGTCACTCCTTTCAATTCAAGTAATTGGACACTGTGCTCGTAGAAATGCCAAGAGCTTCAGCAATTTCCGATGTGCTGTAACCAGAAGCATTCATCGAAGCGATCTTATTCTGCTTTGCAGTGCTGAGAGTTGTTGTCGCTCTCGGTGTTGCACGCTGTCTAAGACTGTCAATGTCCACATTGTCGATGATTTGGGTAAGCTTATTCTCGCTAATAGCGCCAGCTTGAATTGCTTCCCATTCACGATCTGTAATCTTGATGGTCTCTCGCTTTGCACCAACAGAGGCACGAGCCTGAGTAAGCGCCTGCTGGCTTGCTTTCTTGAGCTCGCCCTTTGTCATATCCGGATTGTCCTGCTTTTTAGCAGCCACTACCGCATTAGCCATAGTCTGAGCCTGCCTTTCTCTGGGTGCATTCTTCAGAGCTACATTGAGCTTAGCATTCAGAGAATCGACCTCAGCTTGATAGGCCTCTTTTGCAGTGGCGGAGTAGGGTACTTTCCCAGTGGAGAGGATCTCAAGACGAGCCTGGTTGCCCAGGGCTTTCATTTTGTTGGCATAGTTAGCATAAGCACGCTCCACGGGGGTATCAGCTTCGGAAACCAGGGTATAGGCGTCCTTTGCCTCAGCCATCTTAGTGCTGGGCTGAGTACGCTCTTTGACCTTGCCAGTTCGCTTATCGACATAAACAGGGTCATCCACATCTTTCCATATGTATTCGCCTGTCTTTTCATCGATTTTCGGACTACCTTGCCTCTTAGTGACAGAAGTCTCCGATTTAGCACGGGAAATCAGAGTCGAAGCACCCTCGTGGTATCTTCCGTCTTCGTCAACCGTGCTCTGATACTTCTTTTTCAAAGAGCTGATGCCATTGTCGATCTCACTTTGCTTATAGTCCAGCTTGTGTTTTTCGGCATCGATAACTACCATGCTATGGCGAACGGCTCTTGCAAGCTCATCCTGCGTGGCACCCTTCAAAGTCATATCGGTAATCAGATTAGAAATGACACCCATCTCTTTCTGTGTGTTCTTCATAGGCTTGAAAGTGCCAGCCGGTTTTCCACCATACTCCAATTTTGGGTCAAATCCTTCAAGTCCCTTCAGAGGAGGAGTGGAAGTAATCTTGACCTTGCTTTTACCAGAGTTACAGGGGATGACCATGACAGTATCACCATCAAAGTCAGCACCTGAAAGCCGTTCCGCAACCTTACTGTTAATACCGATTGCATCTTTAGGTGTGTTGCCAAGGATTCGACGAGCCTCTGCCTGCTTGTTATTCACTGTAAGGATAGGAATCTCAAAAGTTCCGCCATGTGGGTAACGAACCAGAGCTACTGTTTCACCATTCTTGTAATTCGGGGCATACACTTCATTGTCTTTCATCGAAGTGATAGGTAGGATCACCTGATATTTCTGACGAGGAAGAGCAGCTGCCTGAAGGTGCACAGCAGCAGAGTCACAATCATCCGCAAAGGATTTCAGTAATGATTTTTTGACCGTCGGATTTGTCAGTGAGCAGATTTCATCAAATTCAGCCATCTTATCAGATGCCGCCAAATTCAGCTGTTTATTGACAAGACTCAAACTCTGTTTAGAAAGAAACTGGGAGGGGAGTTTATCCGCCCATTCACCCCAATCGCCCTCTTCAGCACGCTTATTGATAAGGGAGAGCTGTCGTTTACCATCAGCATCGATATAATAGCTCTGCCCACCGGCTTTGATAAGGGAACCAAACGGATTATCGGGGTCATCCTTTACCTTCTTCAGAACATCCGATGTCGGAGTGCCCTTTTTCTTATTGGTGTTGAACATTACATCCACACCATCAGGAAGATCATCAGAATAAACAGCCATTCCTTTCAGATATCTATTGCCGTCGACCAGGATGCGAACCTGAGCATAATGGGAATCACCGAGAGATAAGTCGTCTACACCACGACGAATTTCAATGACACCATCTTTCTGAATACCGCCATCTTCCGCATAACGGATTTTCAAGCGGCTTGAATCCATACTTTTAGGATAGACAAACTTGTCGAATGTCTCGCCGTCATCATGAGACACATAGTCTCTGACGGAATGGACATTCTCGAAATTATAAATCTCTTTATGCTCTGTTCCTGGAGGGCAGAGAACCTTGATGTTTGTTTGCTTACCCGGGTTTGTTACCTGAGGGACACCGCCGCCATAGATGGGATAGCCTTCCATTTCCAAAATATAAAGAGCCTGGTTCATTTTCTCTTTCGAAATACCAAGCTCTCTTTCGACTCCGGTTCCGACATCGATCATGCCTTTTTCCGAAATCTGTTTTTTCAGAAATTCAGCGGTCTGCTTTGCCTGATTCATACGAGCTTCGGAACTCTCATTCAAAAGCGAGCGAACCGAAGAATCGTTAGCAAAGCCCATCTTATCAGCGATTTCATTCAAACTATAACCCTTAGCACGAAGAGCCTTAGCCGTAGCGACATCAGCAGAACGGCGTTCATCCTTTGCAAGGCTCATCTGGGTACGAAATTGGGTTGTACTCAAGCCCATAGATTTTGCAATGGCTACTTCTCCTGTGTAAGTTTTTCCATCTTTATCGGTAAAGGTGAAATTGGACTTTTTCAGTTCCTCTACACGGGAAAGAAAATCACCGCTGTGCTGATAAGGGTTATCACCCGAACCCCAAGGATAACGACCAGACCTTCTGGGCATACCGTAATGCATTAAAATATCATCCGTGAGACTCATGGTTTAACCCTCCTGTTCTCTGATTTTTCTAATAACCTTGTCAAAAGTAATAATCTTGTCCATGATTGGAACAATATCTTCGGCAGTAGGTGTGTGATACAGAATTTCGTTGTTCTGATACAGACGAAGTTCCATCTCGATTTCCGATGGTTTCACCTTGTATTCCAAACAAAAAAGAGCAGCGTATATTTCAAGCTGCTCCATGTGCGCCGGAACGACACCGGTCTTCAAATCGTGAATACGAAGCGTACCATTCCGAAATACAATCGTATCGGCGGTGCCAAAGCAATTTTCTGAATAGAACAGAATCTGTTCAGGCAGCATACGAAAACTAATTGCGTCATTGACATACATGTTCAATGTTTTCTGTGACTTGGGGAGTTTTTGCCCCAAAGTGATACATTGACATGCAAAGTCATGTAGAACGGTCCCTCGCTGTGTGGCCAAAAACTTTGAATAAGCATCAGCTACTTTTGTTTCGTCATAGTTAATCCAATGATACTTGCTGGCACCAAGAAAAGCGTGTTGCCCTTCAAGATTGGAATGATTGTTGAAGATCATGCAGCACTTCCTCCTTGTTCTCGGGACAAATGAATCTGGAGAAAGACATCTCATCCATTTTACCCACATAATATTCTTGGTTTGGTTGCTTTTTTGCACCAGCGTGTTGTTTACATTCCAGAGCAGCCCATTTGTCATTGAACAAAATAAGCAGATCGGGAATGCCTTGCAAATATCCAGAGTCGCTTTTCATCACGATGCAACCTGGAAAAAGTTTCTTGAGCTCCTTAATGAGCTTCGCTTGAAATTGACTTTCGAGCATTAGCAAATGAGCCTCCTTTCATGTAGTTTTTCAAAACTGAAAAGAGAATGTCTATTCTTAAAAATAGCTTTTTTACTCCTCTCTTCATAAAAGGGAATGTATTTTTCGCGCGGCGGAAAAAGACATAAAAAAAGACCGAGACACCGTTTAAGCATCTCGGTCAAATATAAAGTTGTTTGTTATCGAGCTTCTACACTTACTGGATCAAGTTCAAAGAGACCTGTATCAGAATTGTAGCTCCGCACTTTAGCCTGTATTTTTACATTGCTGCCGACTTTGATATAATCAGCAAGCGTAAGCCCGTCTCCTAAATCATATACCCCAACATCCTTAAACTTAAAAGTTGGACCAGGGTTTTCAGTATTTTCATCCACATAGTCTCCTGCACTGATTAGCAAATCATATCGAGTGTCGTAGTTATCGTGGTTTGTAAGATATGTAATGCAGCCATTAAACTCAATAACCTGTTTCTTATGAGCCTCTGCAAAATCGGCATACGATTGGTCCATATCTGCTTTAAGAGAAAGTATTGCTGCCAATTCCGGAGAATTATCTACTGTCAAAATATCAATAGCGGGCGCTTCGGTTGAAACGGATTCACTGTCTGTTTCAGAAGTTTCTTTTTCCGGGAATGTGTGATATGTGATTATAACCTCGACATCAGCCGGATACCAAGCATCAGCAGAGTATCCAGTATCGCCATCCACGGAAACAGATTCGACCTCACCGTCTTTTGTAAGCCAACCAGTAACAAGGTCGTCAAGTTTTTCAAGTTTGATGTTTGTGAAGCCACTACTTTCAAACTCGTCAACTACTTTTTGATAATCCTTGCCTTTTTGAATACTGGAACCTGACGGAGTTTTAGCTTCGCCTTCATGTCCCTCTGAACTACAACCTGCAATCATAAATATCATGACAATCGCCATGCACGCTGCCAAGAACTTTCTCATCTCATTATCCCATCCTTTCCGAGGGCATTAAAAAAGTGCGCCCCTACAACGAGAGACGCACCGAAAAAGTGTCAACCCTCATTGTTGCCACACAATCTCAATCAAGCCGCAAAGGGACAAATGAAATGAGTAAAGAGAGAAAACACTTTTTACCAAAGCAGTTTTCCCTAAACGACTTGAACATATTAGATTGTGTGGCTCTTATAGTATAGCACAGCTTGAAAGAAAAAGGAAGAACTTTCGGTAAAAAGTCTTGACATTTCCATTGACTTGTGCTATGTATTTTGGATTCTGGCCAAATGCCCACTTTACTCGCCCTATTTATATATTTATTAAAACTTTTTATCGCAATTAAATAAGAAATAAAAGTGGGAAAGTGGGCTTTTTTCACAAGAAAAATTTCAAATCGGCGCAAATCGGCCATTTTGGGGCAAAAAACGCCTAAAAAGTGCCATTTTCAGAAAATGCCTCCGAATTTTTCTGCCCACTTTTGGTTTTCAAAACCGGGCTTTTGCCCACTTTTTCTGGGCTTTTTTCAAGAAAATTGTCCGTACACGCTCAAAAATTTTTTCAAAAGTGGGCTTTCGCCCGAATCCGCCAAACAAAAGTGGGCTAAAATTTACACAATTTTCAAGTATGTACGGACTTATTTCTCTCATCTCCAAACCCATCCGTTCCGTTTATCGACCAGAATAATCCGACCTTCGATCTCAAAGTCAGCCAACTCACACAAGTAAAACAGTGTATGCAGCAGCCTATGAAATCTTTCGTCTTCTTCACGCTCAATGTTCTTGAGGGCTTCGTAAGCGGTCGGGTCAGAATATCCTTCGGCATTTCGTCGAGGATTAGTAGTGTTCGCCATGATGCAGGTACTCCTTTCTTCTAAGTTTGTTTCAAGATTGCTACGCCTTCTTTCAAGCTTTCCGGGATATCAATTACTCGCTGGTTACGGCTTCCTCTGAAATCAAGCTCCAACGATTTTTCAGCCTGTACGAACGGGCCGTCAACAAGCACATCGATATGTTTCAGAAGCTCGATGCCTTGCCTGTACAAGTCTTCAAAAAGATAACCAGTGTAACACCAAACGCTGAGCCCCATTTCATGAGCTTTTTCAGCGATCAGAGCACACTGGTAAATCTGACAGAACGGTTCACCTCCGG